CAAAGGCAGCACCAAAGGCAGCACCAAAGGCAGCACCAAAGGCAGCACCAAAGGCAGCACCAAAGGCAGCACCAAAGGCAGCACCAAAGGCAGCACCAAAGGCAAAAAATACTAACAACAAAGATCCGTTAGTTCGTCGTCATGCAAAAACTCCCGCTGTTGTAGTATCTGTTACTGCGCCAAAAGTGGTTGTTGCTACTGTTACAGCTGCTGCTGCCGCAACTAAGACCCTTACAAAGGAAGAGACCCTTCTTAAGAATTGGCTTCTCACCACTGAAGGATTGTCCGCTGTAACATTTTGCAAGTCACTTGGTATTGAAAATAAGTTTGACATTTACAACGGTTGCTTGTTTGACATGTATACTACTAAGGATAAGCAAATCGCACAGGAGAGTGCTATTGCTGCAGAGGAATTTTCTACAAAGGGAAGAACTGCTCTTGGTAAGCGTTTTTGTGTTGCATCTGGTGATCCGCATTGCACAAACTATGATGGCGAATTCTTTCATATTCAGGAGCCAGGTATGTATACCATTACTCGATCTTTTAACGGTGTTTTCGAGGTTCAGGAGCAGATGCGCAAGAATGGTGCGAGCACTCCTGGCGTTCCATCTTGTATGATTGGCGCGGTTGTTCGTTACAAGAAAACCCGCATCGAAATTGATGTCGCCAAAAACAACAAGATAATTGTAAACGGTATTGATACGGATTTGCCTAGTGATACCACAGTTACAATTGGCGGTATTCAGGTTCGTTACGGAAAGCAAAACATCGAGTGGCGCGGCGATAAAGATCAGACAACCGGTCTTAAACTTACAACTCCAGAGGGGTTCGGTATGCTTGTTACTGGTGGATATTGCGGCGTTCTCGAAACAAGTGTCCCTGATATGTACTACGGTAAAATGTCTGGTATTTGTGGTAATGGAAATGGTGTAAAGGAAAATCTCGATTATGTAACGCCGGCTGGAGTTATGGTTGATGTTAAGCGTGGAACAAAGAGTTGGGAAATGAGCGGTTATGGCGGACCTACTTCTTATCTTTCGAAGTGGCAGTTGACATGGAAGCCATATGGAACAGATTGTTTGTTTAAAAGTGGTTGCGAGACTGGCGGTCCGTTGAGGGCTCCTTTAGTTACTCCGACTCCAGCACCGACACCGGTCCCTGTTGTTGCGACGAAGGCCACTTCAGTTACTGCAACTGTCCCAGTTGTTGCCCCTGTTGTTGCTCAACCAGTTGTTACAGCTACGAAGGCCACTTCAGTTACTGCAACTGTCCCAGTTGTTGCCCCTGTTGTTGCTCAACCAGTTGTTACAGCTACGAAGGCCACTTCTGTTACTGCAACTGTCCCAGTTGTTGTCCCTGTTGTTGCTCCACCAGTTCCAGTTGTTGTTGCACCGGTTGCCGATCAAAAGTTACCAACACAGGTATCTGTTACAGAGGAAATCAAGGCTGCACATCTAAATGCGGTGGAACGTTTGAATAAATTCCAGGAAAAGATTGTAAAGATTATGACGGATACTGGCGCAGAACAGCGCAAGTTTGAACAGGATAATAAGAAGTCTTATGACGACGCAACTTTTACTCTTCGTAATGATGCAGAGTCTATTAAGAAAAACACCGAAGATATGCTGGTTTTACAAAAGCAGATTCAAACACTGAATTCAACGATTCATGTTCATTATCGCAAGTTAATCGCAGATTCCAGTTATCTGCATAAACTCGAGATAATTAAGCCTACGTTCTTGAAGTCCCTTGATGATGTAAGTAACCTGATTAAGGGTATCAAAGGCGTTGTTGTAAAAACACTCATTAAAGACAAATACAAGCGTGAAATGGTGGGTTTTCTATCACATATTCATTTTAATACTCATAATATTACTGGTTATGTTGCGGAAGATTTCATGGCTCATTACAATAAGTATAAGCAACTACTTCAGGCTGATAATTCTGGTTATGCCGAAGATATTAAGAAATTAAATAAGTTAGTCGAGTCTTATCGCATTCAGGCTCAGAAAGTTGCCGATGTAACTAGAGAGTATAATAAGGTCTTGTCGATTGTTACAAAGTTGAAGGCTACTTATGATACATCGGTTGCCGAAAATGCGGACCTTGATGAGCTGGTAAAACGCGTTCTTACTTTGCTGAAGACCAAGAGTTGTGTAGTCGCAAAGTAAAATAATATAACATTAAATAATTTCTGGGGTTGGTTCCATAAAATAAGTATTCAACTATAATCCATCATAAAAAATTGATTTAAACATTTATGATGAATACATATATCATCAAGTCAACAACTCGTTGAAGTCTCGTTCTCACTCGTCGTTTATTCGTTTATATTCATTCAATCTAAAATGTCCGCTGCTGATATGGTTATTCCCGGTGCTTCTTTCAATCCCGCTACCGATATGAAGTATTCCAAGCCCAAGGTCAATTCTCTTGGTGGTCGAAGTGTTGGAATCGTTAATGCGAAGACCAGCACCGTACTGAATTTGTCATCTCCTCTTATGCTTACTTGGGGTGTTCAATCATTTACCGATGACAAGTCGGGAAAGGTTACGTATGATCTCGCACTTCAGTTTCCAAGCGAAGGCTATGAGACGCCAGCTGCAAAGAAGTTTCTTGCAAACATGACTGCATTTGAGAAGCGCATCAAGGAGGACGCAATCGCGAACTCCAAGGAGTGGTTCAGTAAGCCGAAGATGACGGCTGATGCGGTGGAAGCGTTGTTTACGCCAATTCTCAAGTTTCCCAAGAACAAGGACACTCTTGAGGCTGATACGAGCCGTGCGCCGACGATCAAGGTGAAGCTTCCTTTCTGGGACGGTGAGTGGAAGGAGTTGGAGCTCTATGACGTTGAAATGCGGTCGATCTTTCCCGATCCTTCGAATCCTTCTCTTTCGCCAAAGGATCTGATTGCCAAGGGAAGCAATATTGCTGTCTCGATTCAGTGTGGTGGAATCTGGTTCGCAAATGGCAAGTTTGGAGTTACCTGGAAGTTGTTTCAGGCGATCGTCAAGCCGAAGATGTCGCTCAAAGGAAAATGCCACATTCGTCTTGATGATGACGAGAAGTCGAAGATTGTTTCTCAAGTTGTCTCGACTGATGTTGATGGCGATGGTGATGAAGATGGTGGTGACATGGTTTCTGCAACGATCGAGGATTCAGATGATGAATGCAGTACGCCAGCACCCGCTCCGGCGCCAGCCCCCGTCAAGCAAGCTGCTCCTGTTGCAGCCGCTGCAGTCGCCGCCTCCGGAGCAGGAGGAGATGCAGCTTCTAAGAAGAAGATTGTTCGTAAGGTCTAATAACCGTAAAGTAAATCAATAATTCGGATAGGATCCGCTCGGATATTATTAAAATAAAAGGTATGTTGTAATTATTAATGAATCATAATAATAATCTAACACCCATTTTGCAGGTATTCAAATTTCATTTTTTTTATGTAAATAAAATGAAATACTAATTATTGCATAATCTATTGCATAATCGTGTTTACCGATCCTTACGACTTTGTAACAAGTCGAATTACTGCAAAAACGTGCGCACGCGTTGTAACATTATATATATCTTGACTATTTACACACGCCAATCCATAACTCCCATACAAACGGACACGTTGTCTAATATCGGAACGAAAACAAACATCGATTGCTCGTAACTCATAAATAAATCCGCGACTTTTACTTGTATCATCAATACTGATTAAAATATTTTGGTTTTTAAATAATTCACATATGTCAACATCAATATCGTTAATATAAATATTGTTATTTTCATCGATTGAAACATTTTCTGGTAATTCTGGATTACAAAGAACTATCATTTCAGATTCTCGACCAGCAGATGTTTGCTCGGTATCAATATTATCATCTTTGGTCGATTGAGTCCCCGTATCTTCGCCGCTGATCACAGGTGTAAGATTAAAATGCAATTGGCTATGCCATAATGGAATGTAAAATGAACGATCATTTTCGCGCAATATATATACTTTATCAAGCAACATATCTGTTATTGATGGATTCAGATTTATAATTGTATCATGTTTCATTTTAGACTCCACAATATCATGCAATTCCTTTAAAATCTCTCGAGATATAGAAAATAATTCTTGATTTGCCGAAAGAATATCATAAATAGAAAGACAGGACTGTTTATCCATATTACGAAATAATAAAACCGCTGATTGAATTCCTTTGTTTAAAATTGTTTGTATAATCGAATTAATATTATCCTCGTTGCAATATCGCGACGAAACGCTTGTTTTTGTTTTTGTTAATTTTAATAGAAGCGATTTTACAAATATTCCAAATATTGAATTATACGTGTTTCCACTACTAGATCCTCCGGTTCCTTCATCTGTTGCTTCATTATTCTCTCCATCAAAAAAATATTCCTTCACCAATTTATGTGCACTATTTATATTTTTGAATGTCTCGTTGTCGTTCATATTTTTATCAGGGTGGTGTTTTAATGCCAGCATATGATATCGCTTATTAAGCTCTTGTAATGTTTTAGGCACGGTTGTTTCAAAACCAAGCGTCAATAACGCATTTTCTATATCAGTTGGGTTGTTTGACATGTGTTTCTTTGGGTTGAATATGTTTATATCCGTGTATCTTGCATATTAATATTAATACAAAATTCTCTAAATGATATATCGGGCGATAGTTATTATTGAAATACTGCAGAAAAGTAAACATTTTAATCATTACATCGTCCATATATTCTCGAAGAAGTACACCGTCCTGAATTAATTTATCTAATATAAACCAAATACATTCTTGAATATCGACGTCATATATGAGTAAATCATAGAGTAAATCCCTTAAAACGTCATATTTTAAATGGGTTGTTGGAGATTTTATGATCTGGATTATACTATTACATATATTTTCATGTGGAACTAATAATTCGGTTATATTAGCTTTTAAAGATTTGATATTTGTAATATTATGTAGATTAAACTCTTCAGTCAAACAAATAGGTGTTTTTTTTATTACTTGAAATATATCGTTCGTTTGGATATGAGGGATACTTATCTGCGTAGTTGATTTATACATCATAGCGCAACCTGATGGTTTTACAATTATGTTTTCTGTTGCATATTTTGCACTAGAAGATGATAACATATTTTCATCAAATATGGCAGAGCATGATTGAGATGTAGGTGCTGTTGTATCTGCGAGCCGTCTTTTATTATATTGTTCTGAATTCGCAGTCTTTGTTTCAAAGAGGCATTTATTATATGCATCGATCGTAGGTCTTTTAAAATTTATAATCTGACAACGCTGTGTAATATTATCAGGAATGAAACTCACATTATCAGTAATAATTACAAACTTCAAATTGACATATTCAATATCATGCATATAACTATAAAACGTCTCTAATAATTCACTATGTATTTTATGGAAATTTTTACACATAACGATCGCGGTATTGTTTGTACGCGAACTAACTATATCGATAATCTGATTGTATATTTCATTCCAAATATGTTTGGAATTACACCCTAATAAAGCCATATCAACTTCAAAATGCACGTCACTTATTTTCACGAAGAATGTCTCCTTATTGTACAGGACCGCAATACGTTTTTCGTATTTTAACTGTGATGGGCTATATTTTGAAATAAGATAAAGTGACTGACTATACTTACCAACACCTTTCGGGCCATATAAAATTACATTTTGCAAATTATGTATACTTGTTGGAAATGTCGAAAATAGTTCATTCACTTCCGGATGAAGTGAAAATGTCTCGACTTCTTTCACATACTCGTCATAATGGCTTTCAAAAAATTTCATATTGTATTCGTTTTATGTTATTTTGTAATGTTATTATTATTAAAATATAATTTGATGTTGCGTTTATATTGTATTGTATTTGTATTGTTTGTATTCTTCATATAAAAAGGTAAAAATGTGTCGAGTGAACTAGAGAATTACCAAAGCAGCTTATCCGCCAACCAACCGTTTGACCACTTCGTATGGCGGTCTTTTTCGTGCCGCATTTTATACAGCCGCCGCCTAGTCTTTGCAAACGTAAGTCCGCGTTTTTTAATATAGGTCGGAAAATCATTCATACCATTTGCACCAACACTCGCGATTTTTCGACTTTTTCGGTATACATCTATTTTTTTTTCCGGATTCGTTGATGGTTTGACTGTAACGCCAATTTGCTTCGCTTGTTTTCTCGTGTAATTTGTAATTATATATTTCATGAGCTAACCTGGATAACGTATGGATACAATAATTACTTAAATCGAATACGTATATTTATATAATCGATAATAATTAATATACATGAATATTGTTCTAAATATACCAGATTTCGATGAAAAATCTATCTATTTTACAGATACAAAAACAAATACGCATTTACCGAATAGCACATTTAATCGAATAACATATTCGTCCGAAGACTTTATGATGTCGGGTATATATATCCATTTTGAATTATACATTAAACATAATGAAAAGAACTACAATAATAATGTTTACATATACTACTTCGATCCAAAACATGATCACAATAAGCTGGTAATAAATTCATTTATTCAAATTGAAAACAATATATTGAATAAATGGACAAATGTGCACAAATCGCACAATAATACACGTATTAACGAAATAGAGAAACATTTTTCGGAAGGGGCGATAAGCGTTTGGAATCAAGACATTAATATCACAGATAAACCGGCATTTCACACGTTTATTATTAAAATTGCGGGTGTATGGGAGAATGAAGCTGAAAAGGAAACAGGACTTACGTACAAATTTATTTGAAACCATGCGTGAATAATTACCTTACCTATCCATCGGTAATTTCAGTACGTAATATCCATTCATTCCAACCCATAAATCCAAAAGATAATATCGCGAGGAATAAACACACATAATGAAACCATTTTACTATTATTTCATTACGTTTACCATTTTCGGGACACATTTGTTCATTTATATATTTGTATATTAATGTGACTTGTATAATGAGTAATACATTTACCGAGAGGTCGATCCAACCATATTTACTGGGCGCCTTACCTTCATTAATAATTTTGTAGAAATTTGTATTTTGATATATAATCCAACCTAAAATGCCGATAACAAGTATTAGTGGATAAAAATTCGTGATAGATGTAGATACTGTGCACCCACCTGTTCTACTTGCGATTGCGTAAATATTGACCAGTAAACAAAATGCCCATACTAGAGTTAAATAATATAGAACATATGTTTTATAGTGAAATTGCGGTTTTACAGCGCTTGATTCGCTAAATGATGAATCACTATATGCGTATTGAAACAATACTTTACAAAATATCGTAACCGCTATCAATAATGAAAATATCTTGAATGAAGGAATAAGATCATTTGCAGATGATGGTACAACAATTTTGTTAATGATCTTTGTAGCAAGCTTTGCAGGCGGAATAGTTGCTCCTTTCTTATCTAATGTATTTGCGGTATCCTTTGCAAATCCTTCTGTTGTTGTTGTTGTTTTAGTCGACACTTTACTCATGATTCGACGAGTTTAATATGAATATTATTTTTTAATTATATATACGTGATATTATTATATATAATATACATAAAACTAAGTATATTATATGTTACATAAAAGTATGAAACATATTGTAGTCACCGGTGGCGCAGGATTTATAGGTTCAAATTTGTGCGTTTATCTTATAAATCAAAGTGAAGCCAATTATGTCATATGTCTTGATAATATGATTACCGGTTCTCGAAATAATATACGCGAGTTATTAGAACCACTGCACCCTAGATTCAAGCTAATCGAATATAATATATGTTGCCCGGTTGATTGCACATTATTTGGTGAGGAAAATATTGACGAGATTTATCATTTGGCGTCGATCGCATCTCCTGAAAAATATAAGAAATATTCTTTAGAAACGTTACTCACATCAATAAATGGTACTCAACGTGTTTTGGATTATTGTGTATTGTATGGGTGCAAAATGTTATTTACCTCAACC